GGCGGCGGCGGCGACGGGACATCTAAAAGCCCCAAATCGGGTGGTGCCGGTGCGCAGGGCCTCATCGTCATCAGCTATACGGCCGCAGCGGGCGGCGTCACCTTCTTCAATATGACCGGAGATTCTGGACTGACCAACGTGCGTGGCAAAGCTGAGATGGTTGGCTACTGATGGCTAGGATTCTTTATCCGGTCCGCGTACAGCCAGTTTCACAACAGCCGGAAGCCGTTACCGAGGATAGGTGGCACGAGCCGCTCAGTGAACCGCGGCGCTCAAAGATAGCTCCAATCCTAGCCATCGCATTGATGGCTGCCGGGCTGTTTCACTGTCCGCAGCCGATTGCGGTAGTCGAGACGGTCACGGTCGACAAGTGGTTTGAACCATTTGCCGATCCGGTCAGGCTACCCAGCCGTCTATCTACGGGTTCGCAACTATTCCAGGCCATCGACGCCAAGCAGCTTACGCTGGCGGAACAGGTTACGGAGCCTCGCTGGCATCAGCCGCTATCCGAGCCGTCCTGGGGCAGGATCAATGCTCGCTCGCTACCGGCGCCTGATCAGCTTGCCTTCACGATCGACCCGGCCGCGCAGACGCAGCCGGAAGCCGTCTCGATCGACCGCTGGCTTGAACCTCTAAGCGAGCCAGTCCGCTTCCGAGTTCTGCGCACGGCAGCACAGCAATCGTTCCTGATTGATACCAAGCAGCTGACGCTCAAAGAGAGCGTCACGATTGACCGTTGGCAAACCGCACTATCCGAACCCGTCCGCTTCCCACCACGCCTGCTGACTGCCAATCAGCTTGCCTTCACGATCGACCCGGCCGCGCAGACGCAGCCGGAAGCCGTCTCGATCGACCGCTGGCTCGAACCTCTAAGCGAGCCGGTACGCTTCCGCCCCTCGCTGTTCGCAGCGCAGCGGCTGTTCACGACGATCGACGCCAAGCAGCTTACGTTGCCCGAGACGGTCACCGAGGACCGCTGGCACCAGCCGCTATCGGAACCGATCTTCCTCAAGGGTCGGGTACTTTCGCGCTCGATCTACGGCCCGGCAACCGTGCTGGTGCAGGCCGCGCCATTCTCGTCAATCGCGTCGATGGATTCCTGGTTCCGCATCCTATCGGAACCGGTGCGCCTCAGCCCTCGATTGGTCACGGGCGCGCAGCGCGAGTTCACGGTTGACCCGTTCTGGCTGACGCAGCCCGAGGTGGTGTTCTACGACCGCTGGCACCAGCCGCTCAGCGAGCCCGTCCGCTTCCCACCGACGCTGATCACCGGGGCACAGCGTCATCTCACTGTTAATCCGCTGCCAGGAGAGACGGTCGTTGCTGGCGACGCGGCAGCGTCAGCGATCGCCACTGTCAGTGCTGTCAGCTCTTATACGCGCGCCATCGCAATTCCCTCCGCCTTGACCATCGTGCCGGCTCCGACAACCGTTACGCTCAACACGGTAAGTCCGGCGCTGTCCACCGTTACACTTACCGAAGTAACCACGCCATCGACGGTGACCCTGCACGATGCCAATGGTCTCGTCGATCTCCCAGTCGTTTGAAATTGATTTGACGCCGCCAGCCAGGCGAACCATTCGGCATCCTCATGCGTCAAGGTGCAGTTCGTCAAGCTGATGGACGCCACGCTCACAAAGTCCCCGGCGCCCGTGCCGCTCGCCATTCAATAGGAGACGCCCATGCGCCGCCGTCATAGCGGGGGAGGCCACCGGCCTCACTACCGCCACGGAGATTTTCTCAGGATTTGTGACCTGAGTGGCCAGGTTTGCTACGCCTCCGATACCGTCAAACAGTGGAACGGCCTTATCGTCAAACGCTCATGGTATGAGCCGCGCAACCCTCAAGATTTCATTCGCGCGTCCGCCGATCGCCAGGTCGTTGCCGATCCGCGCCCAGAGGCGGCGGACGTGTTCCTCACCGCCAATCAAATCACGAGAGACAATCTTTAAATGGCCACATCAGCCTCCACCAATTACTCCCTCACCGCCAGCCAGATCATCGAATACGCGCTGCGCAAGATCAATGTTCTCGCCGAGGCCGAGTCAGCATCTGCGGAAGCGCAGTCCCGCGCCTTGACCGAACTCGAAGTCATGCTCAAAGAGTGGATGCCCTATTCCGCCATCTGGAAACTCACCGAGGGCTACATCAGTCTCGTCGCCAATACCCAAGGCTATAACCTCAACCCGCGCCCCTACCGCATTATCGATGCGCGCTATCGCGACGCCAACGCGCTCGACATTTCCATGTATCCCCTGACCCGGCAGGAATACTGGGATTTGCCCGACAAGACCTCGAACGGCATTCCCACGAGCTTCTATTTCGATCCGCAGCGCTCCACCACCGCCATCTACGTGTGGCCGCTGCTGGCCTCCGTCACCACGGAGAGTTTGCGCGTTACCTATCAGCGGCGCATCGAGGATATCGACGATGTGGATAACGAGGTGGACGTGGACCAGGAGCACCTGTCCACAGTGGGGTATAATCTCGCCGCGCGATTGGCCGATGATTACGGACGCAAGGGCCCCCATATCGACCGGGTGATTGCGAGAGCCGAGCAACTGAAGAATGAGATGAAGGACATGGATCGCCCGGAGATCATCCGCTTCGTACCGGAGACAAGGTATGGTTGACGCCCTCGCTTACGGCGCTCGGGCTATCGCGCTTGCGCGCGATGCAGGAGGGATGAGTGGCTGAAAACCCGATGCGCCTTGACTTCGGCACCTCATCTGATCCCGGCCGCAACGGCGCTGACGCAGGCCCGATGCATTGGAACTGCTATGTGGAGCCCGTGGTCCAGGGCAAGCACCCGGCACCCCTGCATGCGTCCGATGGCTTTGCGAGCTTTGCCACTGTTACGAATGGGAGTTTATGCCGCGGCCTCATCGTCATGGGGGCGGGGCTTTATGCCGTGTGCGGCACGGTGTTGGCCAAGGTCTCAACGTCGGGCGTCGTCACCGAGTTGGGCGGTATCCCTGGTACAGCCAAGGTCGCCATGGCGCACAACGACGCCAACCCGAAGCAATTGGTGATCTGCATCGACGGCAACCGTTATGTGTTAACCAACGATACCCTAGCCGATCTGACCGACGTCGATCTGCCGCCTCCCTTCTCCGTCGCCTACCTCAATCAAAGAATTTTCTACGGCATCGGCGATGGCAGAGTGTTTTTCTCCGCCGTGGGTGATGCAACCAACATCTCCTCGCTCGATTACTTCACGGCAGAAGGCAACCCCGACAACCTCGTCGCCATCAGGGCCCACTTGCAGGAGTTGTGGGTGTTCGGGTCAAAGTCCCTGGAGATTTGGCGCGACACCGGCAATGCCACCGCCCCCATGCGCCCCAACGATGCCGGCGTCATCCCCAAGGGATGCATCGAACAGGCAACCGTTGCCCAGCTCGATAACAACATTTTCTGGGTCGGCGACGATGGCGTCGTCTATGCGGCGGCAGGCTACCAGTTCCAGGCCATCTCCACCTTCGCCGTCAATGAATCGATCCGGGCAACGAGCGACAAGAGCACGCTTGAAGCCTTGACCTTCCACATGGCGGGGCACGCCTTCTATGTGCTCTCGGGCCCCGATTGGACATGGGCCTTTAATCGCACGACAAAGACATGGGACCCGCGCTTTTCCTATGGGCTCGGCCGCTGGCGGGCTAGCCAAGCGGTCGAGTTCAACAACGGCGTGATCTTGGGTGACTATGCGACGAATGCCCTCTATCAGCTCTCGCGCACCGCCTACGACGAGGCCGGCACCACCATGATCTGGCGGGCGAGAACGGCACCCATGCACGCCTATCCCAACCAGATCGCCGTTGACGCGCTCCATGCCGATTTCGTGCTGGGCGTGGGCTTGAATTCGTCGAATGTGCATTCCTCCACGCCGCAAGTCGGCATGCGCTACTCAGACGACGGTGGCAATTCGTGGTCGAACCAGCGGCTTGTCTCATTGGGCAAGACCGGGGTGCGGAATGTCCCGGTGCGCTGGTGGGGGTTGGGGGTGACGGGACGCACGGGGCGTATCTGGGAGTTGGAAGCGTCCTCGCCGGTCATTCGCTCGCTCATGAATGCGGCGGTCGAGGGAGATGTGATCGGGAGTTGACGCCAGTCGCCTATCGAGGCTCCCGGCTGCGCTGCGCGCGCTCCGTTTTGCTCCTATCGCCGCAGGCGATAGCCGCCGCGCTCTTTAGCAAGGCGGCGTCAATACCAAGGATAAACCATCCCCATGGCCACACCAGCGATTGCCTATCCCCGCCGCTCAAAGATGGTGGACGAGGACGGCAATCCTAGCGTCGAGTTCGCCCGCTATCTGGAAACGCTGGGCTACAAACTTCAAAAGCTGCAACAGGCGGCCGAGGAATATACAGCACTCAATACCGGCACGGCAACGACGGCGCAAATCTCAGCGGCGCTCAACACGCTCGTTGCGACAATCCTGGAGACATGACATGAACATTTCCGGCATGATCGGCAACCTGTTTGGCGGCGGCGACGCCGAGAAAGCCGCCGGACTGCAGGCGCAAGGCGCCCAACAGAGCATCGACGCGACGCAGGGCTACTATAACCAAGGCGTTAACTGGCTGCAGCCCTACGCGCAGTCCGGCCAAGCCGGCAACAACATCCTATCGCAGCTCTTTACCAACCCGCAGGACCAACAATCTGTTTATGATCTGTTCAAGTCGAGCCCGTTTTATCAATCGATGTTTGAGGCCCTGCCCGAGCAATTCCGCCAGAACGACGGCAGCATGGCGGCAAATAGACTCTATAATTCGGGCGCGAATGTCGAGGCGCGCAATCGCATCGCCCAGCAAGGAATACAAGGGGCGCTCGGCAACTGGCTGGGCTATGCCCAGAATCTCGGACAGCAAGGACAGTCAGCCTCTTCGAATCTCGCCGGCTTTGCCCAGAACCAAGGTCTG